GGGTAGTGTCTAAGGCAAGACCGTTTGTAGTACCAATGTTAGCTGTAACAGTTCCTGATACAGAAACGGCAGTCATACCTGCAATACCTTGGATAGTTACGACGCCTGCGGCAGCGGTACCAGCAGTTCCAGTACCTAAAACGTTAAAGTTACCAGAACCGGCAACTGTTTGAGTTCCTGATGGAATGTTTCTGGTAATGATTGCAAATTCAGTACCGGCTGGAGTTCCTGTAGTACCACGAGGTGCAACAAGATTGGTACCATCAGAGATACCCATATAAGTTGCTGAACCTGGTACTGCTGCACCAGTTGTGCTAACAGAAGGGTTAGTAGCGGTTACAGTTCCAGAAACAGGGACTGCAAAGCCTCCAGATACGCCTTGGATAGTCACTACACCACCTGCTGGTGTGCCCGCTGTACCAGCTCCTACAGCCAGCAATCGGCCAGATGAATCCAGTGTGACATATCGAGAGTTAGTGCCGTCAGAACCAGCCATAATAATAGATGGCGTTCCGGAAACAATGGCTACGCCATTTTTGACTGTTGCTTCATAGCCATCTGAGCTATATATAATTGCTGCTGGTGATTCGTTTGACATTATGATCCTTTAACTTATGGTTCTTGTTCTGGAAAATTCGAAACTAGATGAAATATAAGTAATAGCATCCGTAATTGTATGTATGATAGTTACCCCATCAGTAGCATACATGTTCCATGTAATAGATGTTGGATTTTTAGCAGAATTGCGAACTATTAACTTCTCTATAATCTTTTTGGCCTCAGTATAATCTTCATACCAAATAACCGAGGTGGGAAATGGTTGTCCAATTGTTTTTTTGAAAGCTCCCGAAGCAAATCCAGTTGCGGGACCCTCATCAATAAAATGAATTAATTGGCGTAATGTTTCATGTTGATTATAATTAACCGCATTGTCGGCCGCAAATCCAATATCTTTAATGGCATCTTGAAGATTATTGGCGTTGGTTGAGGCCAAACCATTAGAATCAAATCCAATTCTGGAGGCTCCAGTTGGATACATAAAATAGATAATGCCGCCAGTAGAGTTTGCAATTGAAGTAGTTACTGTAAATGATAAATCATCTAAAATAGTATCTACAACAAAGTAACCGTCAGCGGCACCGCCAGAAGTTCCAACCAATAAAACACGATCGCCACTTTCTACAGGATGGTCGGCGCTATACAAAATACCTTCACCATCACTGGGAGCATTGATTGTAATTTTCTGTAAAGAAAAATCAGTGGACACAAGTGTAGTATCTAAATAGCCCGCATACCCATCCGAGGCAAGCTCATAGGCATCAATTATATCTCCATCAATTATATCTGATTTTCTAATAGACATTACTCAATGGATGCAAAATTATTGGCTAATTACTTTTTCTTAGTTGGCTTTTTCTTTAATGTTTCTTCAGTTGGCAATTCTTCAGATACAGTAGATTCATCAGTAGGAGAAACTTCTGTTTGAGATAATCTTTCATTTTCTTCAGCAGCTCTGCGTGCCTCTTCTTCAGCTTCACGTTCTGCTAAATTAACATAACCATTCAATACATTATACATGATACCAGCTACAGATGCAAATCCACCCGCTTGGCCATCAAGAACAGCTGCTTGTTTTCTTAGATTTTCTGCTTGAGAAACACAGTTTTGTCTATTCTTTTCAGCATCATTCATAATTTGAAGCAACACAGCTTCAAAAGTATTTTTTCCATCTTCAGAAACAACGCCATATCTAACGGCGTCAGCAAATCTTGCACGTAACTTTAAAATATCTTCACTATAAGCCATGTGACTTCCTTCTTCTTACAATTTACCTTGCTTTTTTAATTTAGCTATATGATGAGCTACAATTAAACATGCCTCACAGTATATACCATTGATTTCATTTGATGTTACTTCAAAAAATCTCATTGGTTCTTGTGGTGACTCTGGTCCAGCTCTTCTAAATAAATCAGGAGCTTTATGACCAGAGGAACACCAACGATGATGAGGTGGGTCAATCTCACGTTGGACTAACCCAGCCTCTTCAACTAAAGAAAATAACTTACTCATTAATTACATTATCCCTTCTTGAAATAATTGATATGATCGTTTGCTTTTATCTTACTATAGAAAGTAACACTTGTTGTGCTGGTTTCTGAATAGTTGTTGTTTCCAGAGACTGCACCTGGATCGTTTAATAGACCTCTAACGAATACCCACAAGAACTGACCATTGTTAGTTCCATCAAGTGTATAAGTTAAACCGCCTGGAAGAGTGTGAGCAGTATTGGCATTAATATCAGCAGCTAATCTTTCGATAGTACGAGTGATAGTTGTGTTACCAATTGAGCTTGATAGAGCTTGTAGAGATGCTGCAATAGTTTGACCACTGGTTAGAATAGAACCAGTATAAGTTCTGTCACCAATTTGAGCATTAAGAGTATTTAAAGCTTCAACAACTGATGGAGTTGCATCTGGTAAGTTGAAGAATACATAGTTTGCACTTGTATTGGTCAAGAATCCATTAAGAGAAGTATAACCGTCACCATTACCTACAGTTTGTTGAAGGTTGTTGATGTCTGCTCTAAGGTCTCCGTCAGATGAGATACCAAGGCTGTGAATTGTTAAGAATTCATCATCTGGCATCAAGTCTAATCTTTGGAAGTATCCATATGCTAAACTAAGAACAGTTGGTTGACTTGCTTCCCAAGTATATAGAGTAGAATTAGTTAGAATATCTTTTCCATAAGGAACTGAGTAGAAAACAACTTCAACGCTGTTTGGTGAAGTAGAAGCGCCACCATTAGTAACACCGAAGATCTTTTCTCCAGCATGTGGTCCAGCAAGAACAACAATTTCGTTATCGCCTCCAACAAGTGGGTTAGTATTATAACCATCAGTAATTTCAACGTAACATGCCTTAAAATCACCAGTATAAGGTGCAGCATCGAAAACAGGAACACCAGTCTTATTAATAGAATCTGAGTGTTTTAAATTACCTGCAGAAGTAAGCGTAACTTTAGTGTTGGTTGCAGCTACTGGAACTTCATAGAAAGCTCTTCTGGTAATGAAACCACGAGCATCTGTAGTTTTGCCAGCGATATTAGTTAAGTTTGCGGAAACTTGAACGTTAGTTGCGTCTGGTCTGGTATAGATTGGAACTGCATCATACCAGTTAGTAGTTCCTTTGATAGCTTGACGATCACTACGAATGTAGTTAATATCGTCTTCTAATGAATATGGTTGTCTTTCGGTCCAAGTAATGGCGCCGTCATTAGCATCTGGAGTAACAGCTGCTGCGTTTCTAATATCAACAGAGGTTGATGAGTTGAATGCAGTAATTAAGAAGGTACCATTGTTACCACCAGAGGCTGCGCCACCTAATGTTAACATTCTACCAACTGATTGTGCAGTCATACCAGTCAAACCAGTGATGGTTGCGATTGGAGTGGCAAAAGCGCTGATAGTTGCTGCAGCGCCCGTTTGACCAGAAATTGGAGCGCCGTAACCTAATGGTTCTTCGCTCAACGTCATTGTCTGTGATTGAACTAATGAACCAGCTATGTCAAGAGCTTGATCTAAAGCATTGAATCGTGAAAAACCCATTGTGTATCCTATAATTATTTAAGATTAAACTTACTGTATCTGTATTTATATGTAATTATTGCAAGACTTTACTATTATTATGCTTTAATAGCATAAGTGGCGTATAAAAGACTATGATTATTTGGAGTCATTGATATTAAGTTAAGTGTATCATATCCAGAGCCTGGCCCACTTGACTCACCAATGGTAAAATCTATATTTTCATATAGCTCTTTGCCATTGTGCTCAACTGTAATATGAAATGTATTACTTAAATATGAACCGTTAATGAATTTATCTGGCGTGAAGAACATTCTATTAGAACCATTTTTAAGCCCAATTAGTGGAATTTTTTCTCTCCACAAATATCCAATTGAGCCAGCAGTAACTTGAGTCTGAATGTAATCAATAGCATTTTGACTAAGTTGGTATCCATCAATTTGAACGCCTCTATTGAATCCAAATTTGAATAAAAACTCTCGTTGTTTAGTACTAAATTGTAGTAAATCAATATTGCTCGAGACCAACTCTATGTCTCCACATAAAAATTTATGCCTGATAACACCTTTAAGCAAAGAGGCACGGATATCAGCCTCTTGAATGCCAGGAATTTTTAGTAGGTCTCTGGTTTGACCAGCATTGATTGGATAATTGAAAATACTAATAGTTTTTTGAGGTGAAACATAAAGTGCTTCAGAACGATATGGTTCAGGAATAGAAGGATCATCACCTTCCAAATGTAATACTGAAGCAGGCGTCCCCGTAATGTTTTTCACAATAAAATGGGTATTATACTTCAGAGAATATGCAAAATCACTTTCACTGCTCATTTATTCAGTCTCCACAAACTTGTCTTTGATTGTAATTGTAACAGTACGTTCAACTTCTGGATTTTCTTTGGTAGCACGAACGCCACCAAATAGTCTTTCCAATAAAGTATCATAACTTTGTTTACCAACATCACCTTTAGTAATTTCTACATCATGATCTATATCTTTACGAGTTAATTCTTCATCTTTAGAAAGAATAACTTTTTTTAATTCTGATGCCGCCATGGATTTCAAATTATCATGGTTCAAACGATATCTAACATGAAGTAACTCTTCAATATAGTCAAGGCTGCCTACTGATTGTTGTGACTCAGCATAATCACCATCTTGTTGATTAGTTCTTAAGCCCTTATCAAGAGTAGAAAGTAAAACACGAGCATTACTGTCCTGCCATTCGTGCTCTCGTCCATAAACTTGTTTTAATTCACCCAATACATTACGTAATTTAGCTAAATTATGAAGTTTGTCGGACAAGGCTTGACTAATGAAAGCTTCGCTGCGGCTATAATTTTGTAAACCACGACGTGGGTTGTATTCGGTCTCTTGATCAATTCTTCGGGTATCAAAAGCCAGTTTTTTAAAACCATCTTTTGAGGTAAAAGAGTCCAAACCAACTTTTCTAAGCTGAATTGAAGTTTTTCTGTCAGCAACATTCTCTGTTCCTTGACAAATCAATTCATATAGTTCTAAGACATCGTTTAGTTTCATGGATTACGCTTCCGGCTGTGGATCATATATGTAATGCAGCATTATTAACTTAGTTGGCGTTATTTATGCCGCCCCTTGACACCCTTTTTAAAAGATTTACGTTGATCCGCATGAGCAAGACCCCTTTTCCAATACACTTGATCAATCCTCAAGCAATTGAGGTTTGTCGAATACTACACAACTCTAACTACCAGGCTTATATCGTTGGTGGTTGCGTCAGAGACTTACTTCTTGGCGTTCAACCTAAAGACTGGGATATTTGTACTAACGCTTTACCTGAGAAGGTAATGGAATTGTTTCCTAAAAATTATCCTACGGGTTTACAACATGGCACGGTAACTGTAGCCATGGGTGAAGGTGTAGAAAATCATTTTGAGGTAACTACCTTTCGAGTAGAAGGAAAATATCTGGACGGTCGAAGACCTGAAGAAGTTTCCTTCGTTAAATCTGTCGAAGAGGACTTAGGTCGTCGAGACTTAACCATCAATGCTATGGCTTATAACCCAATCACCAATCATCTATCTGACCCTTATGATGGTCTGAAAGACTTGGAGAATGGAATAATCAAAGCTGTTGGTGATGCCAATCTTCGTTTTCAAGAAGACGGATTGCGCATCATGCGCGTGGCTCGCTTCGCAGCTCGATTTGGATATCAAGTTGAACAGTCTACCATTGAAGGTATGGCTAATAATCTTGAGACCTTGAAGAAAGTTTCCAAGGAACGTGTTAAAGATGAACTATGCAAAACCTTGATGGCCAAAAATCCGTCTGTTGGTTTGAGGTTATTAGCTTCGACTGGAGTGTTGAAAATCGCTTCTCCATTATTGGAGCATGCTCCCTTTCTTAATTATTTTGAGTTTAAAGGGGAGTTAGAGACCAGATTAGCTCGCATATATTCTATATATGATGTAGAGAGCGTTAGCGAAGAATTGAAAATGTTAAAATTCTCTAATAAAGAGATTAATAGAGTAGTATTTATGGTAAAATTACTTAATCTCTTTGTTGAAATTGAAGAAAATTCTGAATGGCAAATACCAAAATATAAGCAATTCATTGCTTTCATTAAAAACAAATCATTAGATTCATATGAATATTCCATGAGTCAATTTTTATTACTAAATGAATATCCTGGAAGCCCAACTAAATCAACTTTGGAATTGTATAACTCCAAAGCCCCCATTGTCTTTTCAAGAAAAGAAATGCAAATCAATGGAGAAGATTTAATTGCACTGGGCATTGATTATGGCTTGCAGATCAAACATATTTTAGATAAATGTTATGAAAGGATTTTAGAAAGTCCTGAATTAAATACTAAAGAAATGTTAACTGCCATTGCTCTTAATGAAAGAGATGCTTTGATAGTTGGGTGGACCATTAAAAATATGATTCCTGTTGACTATAAAGGCTGAAAATGAAAATGCCCTCGGTTTCCCAAGGGCATTCTCTCAACTTTTACTTATCAGGAACTTAATTAGGCTCCGATGACAACTGACTTACGGCCTGCTGCGACACCACGTGGGTTAACGATAGCGATACCGATGATTTCAGAAACTACCCATCCAAGCTTCAATTGCTTTGGCTCGTCAGCTGGTAGAACTTCAATGTCTTGTCTGATTGGCATAACACCAACGAACTCTGGGTCTGCGCATCCGTAGATGGTTCCTGGTGGAACGATCTTAGATACCATAATGTCAGTTCCCCAGATGTGGGCGTAAAGACCAGTTTGTAGAACTTCTCTCATAGTAACAGGATCGAAATCTCCGCCACCAGTTCCTTGTCCACCACCAGAACCCCACTTAAGGATATCAGTGAACTCATTGATATTCATGAAGTACTTAGTAGTAACTAAGTCCCAACGATCAATTTGTTGCTTGATTTCGACTAAGTCTCTCTTTAGAAGACCTGCGTCTGCGATGTCAGTTAGAGTGTTCTCAACTGAAGCTGCTGCATCAAGGGCTGCGAAAACGTTTGCGTCTTCTTGTGCCATGATTTCTTGACGTGCCTTTTGAACAGCACGGTCAATTACGTTAAATCTACGACGCTTTACTTCAGCGATACGAACCGTTGGGTTTGCATAGATTTCGAATTCTGGAACAACTACTCTGTCACCGAAAACTCTAGACTCTGGACCAGTACCGTTGCTTGAGATAACAACTGCTGCAACGTCGATATCTCTATCGTAAGTTGGCATTGCACCTTGTGGTAGTGGGTCAACAACCAAGGCACGACGTGCGATACCATGGTAGTCCAAGTTTCTACGGATTGGGTTTGCCATTGCTTGAGCAAGTGCAATTTTTCCGTCTTGAGTCATGATAGCGCGTGAGATAAGCTCATCACGTTTGTCATCGCTCAAAGATGATTGTCCAGCTAAGCCCATATTAGATGGGGTGTTCTCCTCTAGAACAGCTGCATACTTAACTAAGGTTTGTAATGCATCTTTTAATGAAGAGGCATTTACTTGCCCTTGATTGTTAAACATATTCATGAAATTCTCCTGATGGAATATTTTGCCAGTCTTACCAGCTTAAAAAGTAACTTTAAAGAAATGAGGGGTTCCCTTGCGAGGATTCGAGACTTATTGTCTCTCCCGGCCCCTCGGCCAGGATAAATCATTTCAAACAACCTAATTAATTAGGTGCTTGGTGGGTTCCAATAGAACGTTGCGAATTGGAATGAACGAGTAACTGCAGCTGAACCAGATGGGCTGTTTAGGGCAGTGACCATGCTGTTAGTTGAAGTGACAAGAGATCCGTTGGTGTCGAAGCTTACGAAACGACCAACAACTGGAGCTGAACCAACTGCGTTAGCAGAACCAACTGGAGTCAAAAGACCAGTTGCAGTGTAAGTAAGTGCGGTACCGGTTGCCATTGAGGTGTTAGTTGGAACTAAACCAGTAGCTGCGGTGTCAACTGCATCAAGTGATACAGCGAACATTCCTGGGTTACCCCAGCAAGTTACTTTACCAGAACCAGTTGCGGTGTGTGGTCCTAAGACTGCACCAGTGTAAGTGTTTGGTCCGTTGACTTGTTGTCCAACAGATCCGCCAAGTACAACTCCGAATAGAGTTCCGTATCCAGTGATACCTTCGTCAGCAAGGAATAGTGGACGAGAGCCTGCAACTAGAGTTCTAGTTACAACTGGACGACCAACTGATCCTGAAGTGTTAGTGTATCCGTCGAATGAATCGAAAGATGCTAAGTCAGTGCCTGGAACTGCGGTAGATCCAAAAGTAACAACTTCTCCACCCTTTAGGGTTAGAGCTTCTGAATCCTTACCGTCAAATTGACCGAATGGTTGACCATTTGGTTGTAATAGTTTTAAAGCCATTGTTTTATCCTATAAATTCTAATGTCGTCATTGACAGACATTCACTTTCATCTTAACTTACAAATTCAAATTACATATTCTTTTATTGATACATTTCTGTCAAAGAATCGTAAAATATATCTTGATACACGATTATTACCAGATTTAGAACTTAAATCCTTCAAATTCACGATTTAATTTTCCAGCATGCTCATCTTCTTCTGCAACTGGATTCTTTTCTTCTTCTTTAGGAGCCTCAGCTTCTGGTTTTCCGACATTTGAAGCGGCTGCCAATTGTTGGGTTGCAACTTCTTTTTCATGAGTAGATTCTTCTAACAATTTCTCAATTTTTCTCATTGAAGCTTCAAATGCAGGAATTGCTCTGGCAATGTCCGAGATATCATCTGAAACTAAACCATTTTCACTATGTGTAATATGGGTTTTATCAACCAAAGAAGTTAAGAATCCTTTATTTGCAATTTGTTGACTCTTGAAATTCGTATCACTAAATTTAATTCTAACATCTTCTAAATAGACTATTAAATCAGAGGTAGCTTTAGTAAAAATCTCTTGAGCCTTAACTGCATTTTGAGCGGTAGTTCCTTGAGATGCTTTTAATAACTCATCAGCGCCTTGTGGCTTTTTGAAAGTTATAATGTATGGTGTAACGCGTTTGAAAACATCATTATAAGCAACCAATTTAGCTTTTAGATCTTTAACGATTGCAATAAACTCTGGAGTATAATCGACTCCTGCACCAACAGCATTTTGCCAACTTGAACCTTGCTTTAATACATCTTCAATTTCTGCCATTAACTTTTTATAATCTTCTGTAAAACTTTGACTAATGAATGGCATGTGTTGTTGTAACCACAATGCTCCAAGAGCAGCGCCAGCAGCCAAAGCAATAGCTGGAATAAGAGCTCGTTTCTTAATAGTAGTAACTGAGCTAATTTTTTCTAAACATACATCAGATAATGCACGTAGTTCGTGTTTATTTTGATTATCTAATTCGTTACCAACTCTAACAAGAGTCATTAATAGATCGTGCTCAGCATATTTGTGTTGAGTGATATTACCGTCAGGCATTCTATTGATGATATTGATACTGATGTCTTGTCTTTCGTTTTCATTCTCAACTAAACCATGTAATTTGTCATATGATGGAGCAATGATAACTGATTCGGGATGAGCATTCTCAATAATGTTCCTCTTGTACTCCATACCCTTTAGAGCATTTGGTTTAACACCATACAATGCTTCAATGGCAGAAATATCCAAAGAATCAGCTCTTGGATTACTCTCAAGCTTTTTCTTAGCTTTCTCAGGAGCATCTTCAGAGATTAATCCTTTTTCTAATGCAATCTTGACAAAACTGTCAAAAACGTCGCTTTTTCTCATATGTTATTCCCACTCATCAAAAGTTATAATTATATGTTTGTATATGCATCAGGTCTTAGGCGCTTTTTGAGCCACTTCATCAATAAAATAGTCCACAATTGACTTTTTTGATGTAAAGTAATTGGGAATGAAGATAACCGGATCTCCCTTAGCATTATGATTATACCAAACAATATCATTTAGTACTGCTTGGAAATGTGGCGCACTTGTAATAACTGATTCCAATCCATCAAGACCAGAATACACTTCTTTGGCAAATTTAACCAACATAGCGCTAATAGCATTTGGATCATTAGTCACTTGAACTGACCATGTAGATCCATGCTTATCATCTTGAACAGATGGATTGGCTTTAAATCTGGTTTGTGTAGCAACATGCATTACTGGAGCTGGATTAGATGATGATGATGGAGCATTTTCTGTTGGGCCATTTTTACCATCTATGTCGTTCTTTCTTCCTAATAATTTGTTTGCTATGTCACCAGCGACCATAAGGCCCGCAGCGGTCAAACCAATCTTAAATATTGTGCTGAGCACTGTAGAAAACATACTGGTATGAGTTGACTTACTCTGCATGAACTTAGGTAGTAATTTGCCAAAATCAAAAGCAGTTTTGTTTAAAGCAATATTTTGTTCATACATGGATAGAACCATTTTAAATCTTCTGGCCTCGTCCAACATTTGAAATTTAGATAATGTTTGAGATGGTAGAGCAGCCAAATCTTTTTCAGATGCTGGCTTATCATGTTCTTGGACTGATGATTGAACAATATTATCAACATCACCTGAAGATACAGACTTTCCAGAACCTAAAGCTTCTTTAAATTTTTCCCAAATAGAATGCAATATTGAATTGACATCTACATGAAATACACTGGTCATTAAGCCTAATAACATTCCTATCTTTCCAAATCCCAAAGACTTAAAAAGAACAGAAATTGCTCCCGGAGCAATTAAATTAATGAAAGTTCCAGCTTTATCGGCTTGAGCTTCTGGAGTATCGAATTTTGATCCGAAATAGTCTTTAATTTTAGATACAATATCGCTGCCAATACTAGCATTCTTAACCATCTTATCATCTGAAAAGATGGCCTCTAATATCATGATATCTAAATAGAAATCTATTTCGCTATTTTTTCTCATTGCGCAGCGCCTGCTCTGGATTGTAGGTTTCTCAATATTGTAAGTTGTCTGTTATACATATCAGTTTGACTTTGAAGAGCCTGTCTATCTGCTTGTGGATAAGCTGCGGCTACATCAAGAACAACATTGTGAGTTTGTGTGATAATGTTAGATAATCCCATAATCAATGGCAAATAATGATTACCAGGTTGTAACCATTGCTTTACTTGATCTGGTCCAACATTTTCAGTCATTGGGAAACGTTGCATGTTACTGGTAACATGACTTGGGATAGCTGCCATAGCTTGTTGAATCAACGTGTTAGCCTGTGTAACAGCTTGAACTCTATTTTGAGCATCTTTAGATTTATTAGCTGAAACAAGCTTCATGTACTCTTTCATGAAACTTCTGATTTTTTCAAAATCAATTGTATAATCATTGAATGGGAGCTCTTGCATAACCATATCAATATTTCCAGGGCCTGAATTAGCAGCAGTTTGTTCTGAGGTACCTTCAAGTTCGGTTGGTTTGCCTTGGAACTCAATAGATGGCGCTAAAGCTTCTACTTGCTTAATATAAGCTTCATAAATATTCTTAGCATCATCAGAAGTTGCCTTAGTATTTAACATTTTTGCACGATTGTGTAATGCCGTAACAACAACACGTCCATCAAATTCTGGATCATCAAACTTATAATTAGATCCATTCAAAGTAACTTCAATATTATTACGTTTCATCCAGTGATTAAATGCTTGTGGGGTTTGCATATCAATTAAACTTAATGGAACTTGTCCTGATGCCACGCCTTGTGCAGAAAATACATTTGAAACCGTATCAACTTGTTGTTTTTGATCAATAAGAGATGGCTTATTCGATCCAACTTCTTTTTCTAAATTGTTAAGAAGAGTAAGTAAGTTTGCTTTGTCCGCATTTTGTGGAGCAGCTTGTTGTGCAAGTTTTACATATTTTTGCTCAAACTCAGAGCCAAAATTTAACAACTTGTTGATTAAATCTTTATCGTCATAAATGAAAGACATTATGTCTCCTTATAGTTTTTCAACTTGTTGTTTAAGTTGCTT